AAATTGAAAGTAATTTGATCCGCCCAAGGATCCTAAACATTGATCCGGAGGACATAATCAACTGGCGTATGCAGACGGTCGGTGGCGAGTCGCTTCTTTCTTTGTTGGTGATCGAAGAGGAGAAGATCGTTGAGGACGATGGCTTCGAGTTTGATAAAGAGTATCGCTGGCGCGTGTTCCGGTTGATCGACGGTGAGAATGGCTACCAGGTTGAGGTAACCCTCTGGAGAGCCCCTGGCGAAGACTTTGAAACGACTGATGACTTCTATATTGAGGAAGGCCCTTCGATAATGACCGACTACAGCGGTTCGCCGTTGCAGCGGATCCCTTTCGAGTTCATGGGTAGCACAAACAATGAGCCGGTGATTGACAAAGCACCGATGCTCGACTTGGCCAACATGAACATCGCGCACTATCGCAACAGTGCTGATTATGAGGAGAGTTTGTTCTTGGTCGGGCAACCGACTCTGGTCATCTCTGGTCTGACTCAGGATTGGGCGGACAAAAACATCAATGGCAAGGTAATCCTTGGTTCCCGGTCGGCTATCACTCTACCAAAGGATGGACGTGCTGAGATGTTGCAGCCACACCCTAATGTGATGCCAAAAGAGGGCATGGAGCACAAGGAGCAACAAATGAAGGCGGTCGGTGCTAAACTGATTGAGCCCAACTTCTCTAAGGTCACAGCTACCGAGGTCTTAATGGAAGCTGCTTCGGAATCTTCTATTCTGACAAGCACTGCAAACAATGTTTCGGCGGCCTACCGGAAAGTACTTATGCACATGGGAATGTTTATAAGTGAAACAAGTCTCGATGAGATAAACTTCTCATTGAATACTGATTACACGGTAACCAGCATGACAGCCCAGGATCGCCAGCAGTTGGTCGCCGAATGGCAGGGTGGCCTAATCACATGGGATGAGGCTAGAGAGACTCTTCGAATAACTGGTGTTGTAACCGAGGATAATGAGGCTGCAAGGACCAAGGTAGAAACAATTGATGCTAACTTGATCTAATGCCAAAAAAGGAAGACCGAAAACCTTTAGAGGAAGCAGCAATACTGGCCCAAGTCACTCTCGAGAGGCTTAAGGCTGGGTTTGCGCTTAAATTTAATAGTGTCTTTGCCAAGGAAGCAACTTTGGTAAGGTCCACTTTAAATAGTCTCAGTTATGATTTAAGTGAAGCAAGTGTTGCACAATCTAAGAAGCTTCTTTCGAAACTTGATAAGTCTATTTCCAAAGAGTTTAAAGTTGCCAACTCGGATCTTAATTCTGAGCTTCAAACTATATCAGCATTGTATGCCGGGATTGAGGCAAAGGATTTAATAGACTCTGTAACGGGTGATTTAAAACTAAAGACTATAACGGCAAAGCAAGCATTTGCAAAAGCCAAAGTTATGGCCATGGGCCACTCTGGAATATTACTTGAGGACTTTATTAGTTCCTTTGCTGCCACGGAGACCAAGAGGGTAGTAAATACAATTCGTAGGGCTTTCCAGGAAGGCAGGACGAGCCAGCAGACAATAAGGGAGGTGGTGGGCACCAAAGCGTCTAACTTCAAGAATGGGATTCTAGAGATATCCCGCAGGAATGCTAAGACCCTTGTATCAACCTCCGTACAGCATGCCGCGAGCGCGGGTAGGATGGCCCTTTGGGAGGCCAACAGTTCTGTGGTTGAAGCTTATGAATGGCTTTCAACATTGGACAGTAGAACGACCACAACTTGCCGAAGCCTGGATGGTTCAAAATTTGAACTGGGTAAGGGACCAGTACCACCGATCCACTTGAATTGTAGATCAACAACGGTGGCGGTACTTGGCAGTGAGTTTGATTTTCTTAAAGAAGGTGCCACCCGGTCGGCTGAGTTTGGCCCGGTCAGCGCAAAGAAAACTTATTACTCCTGGTTGAAGGACCAATCTGCCTCTTTTCAAAATGAAGTACTTGGGCCGACAAGGGCTCGTCTTTTCCGGGATGGTGGGCTAACTGCTGAGAAGTTTTCCGAATTAAACTTGGGTAGAACTTTCGAGCCTTTGACCCTTGATGAGATGCGTTTGAAAAATCCAAAGGCATTTGAAAAAGCGGGAATTTAATTTCTTGCATAGAAACCAGTTTTTGTACACTTTTGTCTCGAACAGGGATTTGTAATCCTAGAAAAGATCGAAACTTATGAAATACAAACTAACATCGGAAGAACACTCGGCCCTAGAAGAATCAAACAAGGGTCTTTATTCGGAGCAAAATGATTCATTTGTTCTCCAAGTCGAAGGACTAGAGGACCACTTTGTTTCAAAAGAGAAAAAAGATATTGCTGAGACGCATCGTAAAAATGCCGAAAGTAGACTCCAGGAGGCTGAGGCTCGTGAGGTTAAACTTCTGAAGGATATTGAGAAGTCCAAGGGTGGTAAAGATGAGATTGAGTTGATTCGGAATCAACACATCAGCGAGTTAGATAAGATCCGCGCTGAGTATCAAGAAAAAGAAAATCTCAGTAAGCAGGAATCATATAAGACTATGGTTCAGATTGAATCGGAGAAATTTGCCCAGGAGCATTTCATCGTTCCCTCAGCCATTCGCCGTCTTTTCTCCGACCGTCTGGCGGTTGAGGAAGTAAATGGACAGCCAGTAATCCGTACAAAAGAATTGGACGGCACACCCTCTATTAAGTCTGTTGAAGATTTAAAGAAAGAATTTCTTGATAATAAAGAGTTTTCTCCTATTATCAAAGCATCCTTGGGTTCTGGCAGCGGTGCTGAAAAGAGCGAAAGAGGAGGAAATTTCAGCGGTGCTGGGAAGGAAATCGACGTTCTAACTGCAAGTCCAAAAGACTTGGTGAAGGCAATCAGCCAAAGAGCCAAGTAAGTTGGAGTTGCTCTAATTAACAAACAAACCGTAAATTATTATGTCTCTACAAGTATTCAATGAATATCTTAACACATCCCGCACAGAGGTTGTTGCCCAAGCTGTTGATAAATTCAACGCCGCTTCCAATGGTACACTGACCCTCTCCGCTGGAGCTAACCAAGGCGACTACAATGTAGAAGCCTTCTATACCGCTATTGGTGACCTAGTTCGCCGCCGTAACCAGTATGGTTCGGGTGCAGTTACTGCTGCTGACATTGCACAGCTCAATGAGAGCTCTGTCAAGGTCGGTGCCGGTACTCCCCCAATCAACCACCCACCAAGCTGGTGGACTTGGATGCAGAAGAGCCCAGAAGAAGCTGGTGTTATTCTTGGCCGCCAACTCGGTGTTGCACAGACACAGGACTTGCTTAATACAGCAATTTCCGGTGCCGCTGCTGCTATCCAAGGTGTTGGAGCTAGTGTTGTCTATGATGGCACCGCAGCAACTGCTAGTCTTTCTAACCTGTCGAAAGCAAGCGCACTCTTCGGAGATCGCTCTCAAGCTCTTGGCGGTTGGATCATGCACAGTAAGGTCTTCCACGACCTTGAGCAAGCTGGTCTTGTTAACACCTCTCGTTTGTTCACATTCGAGAATGTCAGCATCATGCAGGATGCATCCGGCCGTCCGTTCGTCGTAACTGACAGCCCAAGCCTACTGCTTGCAACTCCTGACCCAGATGAGTACCTGACAATGGGTCTCGTACGTGGTGCAGTAAACGTTGAGATGAATGGTGATTTCACCGATAACGTACAAGTTATCAATGGTGATGAAAATCTCCTTCGTACTTACCAAGCTGAGTGGTCTTACAACCTCGGAATCAAGGGTTTCGAGTGGGACCAAGCAAACGGTGGCAAATCGCCTACAAATGCTGCTATTGGCGCGACAGCCAACTGGGACAAGACCGCAACAGATATCAAGGACACAGCAGGTGTGATCTTGAAGTCTCTGTAGTATCCTCAGTAAATAAAGTCTTGAAAGACACGAGCCCCACCAGTTATTAATTGGTGGGGCTTTTCTTTTCCCAAATACAAAATAAACCATGAAAAAAACAACCAAAAAAATACTATACTTTATCAGCGGTCCCGCCCCAAGCGGTGGTCAGATCAAACAGGCAATGGAACTCGGTGCTTCCTTTAGGAATGCCACCCTTGTAGGTGAAAATGAATGCATTGAAAAATGCGATGCCGTTTGCGGTGAGGTACCAAAGCAATACCAGGGTTTCCCAATTATTGATCTTCAGACGGAGCCTGAGCCGGAGAATCTAACTGAAGCGGAAGAATTAAAAAAACTTTTAACAGAAAAAGGGATAGCTTTTAAAAATAACAACTCAGTTAAGACCCTTAAAACGCTTTTAGGGGAAGAGATGTTAGAGCAATCTTAATTGCTTGCCATTCCAGCCTTACTATGTTTCCTTCTTGGTATGGCTATTATAGTTGAAGATGGTACTGGTCTAGCGAATGCTAATTCCTTTGTTACTGTTGCGGAGGCACGGACCTACGCAACTGACAGAGGGATTACATTGCCAGCGGCTGACGTTGACGTTGAGAAGGCACTCATTAAAGCGGGTGACTATATGTTCCGTTATGAAAAGAACCTGAAGGGTTCGAGAGCGACCACAACACAGCGTCTGCCGTACCCAAGGTACCCGGTTAAGGTGTTCGGCACCCTAATCCTAAAGACAGACATACCAAGCCAGCTTAAAGAGGCTCAGATCGAACTCGGCATTGAGTCCTCGGCGGGAGTAGCCTTACGACCAAACGGTTCTGGGCGCGAAGTCCTAATGGAAAAGGTTGGGCCAATCAGCACACAATATTCCGAAACAGGTAGCGGCTCAAATACCCCAACTTTTTACAAGGTTCTTGATCTACTTTCACCCCTCTTAAAATCTGCCAGTGGTTCCTTTATGGAGGTAGTAAGGGGATAGTATGGCCTTTGAATACAGTACCATGCAAGCCACTGCCGAAAGGCTACTGGCAAACTACGGGGAGCAGATAGAGTTTCGTACTGACATACAGGAAAGCTATGACCCAGTATCTGGCGTAGAGCAACTTGAGTATATAAAGTCTTATCGGACCGGAGTATGTCTACCATCTGTTGAGAGTGGTATGAAGTTCTTTGATGAGGCGTTTATGGCAGGTTTGGTCTTGGGTAAGACCAAGGTGTTCATTGTTTCCGGGATCGGCCAGGATTTTGACCCAAAGATTGGCGACCAGATATTCTACGATGGTAAGCTTTGGGATGTGGGCACCGAGGATATCAACACTGGAGTCATGCCATTTAGACCGGTCGCAAGTTCCAACATAATTTTTACAGTTGGATGCAGACTGTCAGGTAAAGATCCGGAAGCGGGAACGGACATTGGCTTCTTGTCAGAATTATCTTTCCAAGAAAACAGACTTCGAGTTTTTGTTAATGAAACTTTCTACGAGGATCTCCAGGGTGTGTAATGCAAAAATTTGATGTACAGATGAGTAAGTGGTGTACTAAGTCCACCAAGGAGATTCATGATTTACTATCGGGAGTGATTTTGGAATTGTTTTCGGCCATCATAAAAGACACACCAGTTTTAGATGGTTATCTAAGGGGTAATTGGCTGGTATCTTCAATGGCACCTAGGTTTGGCGTTTTAGATGTAATGGACCCAGGCGGGAACAAAGCCACGTATAATATTGGGAAATTGGTATCTTCACTACCTCTTGGTAAAGATGTCGAGGTGTATATGACAAACAGTCTCCCATATGCTTACAAAATTGAGTATCTTGGCCACTCTAAGATAAAAGCCCCCGGTGGGATGGTTGTGAAAAATTTCACAAGGATAACACAGTTGTTGAAAGCTAGGACTTCTTAATATTTAATACTTAAGTAATGAGCATATCAAATATCAGAAAAGCCTTTGTAACTGAGGTAAAAAGCACTTTAGATGGTTTGGGGTTTGGTGATAAAATCAAATGGGAAAACCGCGACTTTGACCCAAGTGGTTCGCCTCAGTGGGCTGGCTTTACATTTGTTTCTACAGAACCATTTGTTGTCACGCTTGGGCAGGGGGGAGATGATAGGCTAACCGGGTATGTACAAATTGACCTAAACACTACTCAGGACTCCGGCGATGGTGCCATGGATGTTTGGATTGATGCTTTTAGGCAACAGTTCCCGGCGGGAAAACCTTTGACCTTTGGAACTAGTTCCGCTTTAGTCTTGAACACCGGGGTTAATTCAGGGACAATGTTTGACAATTGGTTTAGAAAATCTATAACAATAACATACAGGGCTGATCTGCCCAGGGCTTTAATCTAAAAATAATAAAAATATCATGGCTGATTCATCTCGTCACAATCTATTCTTCGTTCCGGAAACAACTTATGGTGTAACACCAGCGGTTGACCCATCGTTTGCCGATGTACGCCATACTGGCACCACCCTGGCAATCACTAAAGAATCCTTTCAATCGGAAGAGCTACATGCCGACCGACAGATCCGAGACTTCCGACATGGTGTTCGTGCGGTAGCGGGTGATGTAAGTTTTGAGTTATCTTCGAGTTCTTTTGATGATTTGTTAGAGGGCACCTTTATGGGTTCCTGGGCGGGGAATGTTTTGAAAGCCGGTGTCACTCGTCGATCTTTCAGTCTACTACGTCAATTTACCGACCTGACAGCTAGTGATAAACCTTTCCATCTTTTTAAAGGTGTTGAACTTAACACCTTTAGTTTGTCGGTACCTGCTTCAGGGATCGTAACTGGTTCGTTTGCTTCCATTGGTCAGAACATGGAAATCAATTCGGACATGACAGCCTACGGCACACCGACTTATGGAACTCCCGACACCACGGCTCCTTTTGATAGTTTCACTGGTACAATCACGGAGGGTGGCATTGCAATTGGTATTGTTACTGAGATCTCGTTATCTTTGGAAAATGGTCTAGCACCTCGTAATGTTATTGGTTCGGATGAAACAATCCGCCCAACAATTGGCCGTTCAAACTTGACCGGTAACATGACAGCATATTTTGAGAATTCAGTTCTTCTTGAAAAATTCTTGAATGAGACCGAATCAAGTCTCACGTTTACACTAGCGGATGCTGCCGGTAACTCCCTCCAATTCGACATCCCTAAGATCGTTTATAATGGTGGTCAACCTGATGTTTCCGGCCAGGGTGCAATTACATTGTCCCTACCATTCCAAGCTCTGTATGACAGCATTGACGAGAGTCAGATTGTAATTACCCGTTCATAGAAAAAACCCAATACCCTGCCAGCCAGGTCTACTTAACCCCTCACTGTAAAAAGTGGGGGGTTTTTGTTGACATACATAAACGGTTTTCATTTATTACCAGTATGGAAGAATTTTTTACTAAAGAAGCAGCCAACGAGGGGATAGTAATTCCCCTACACTTGCCAACCGGTGGTAAATCGGAGCACACAATTACCATCTATGGGGTTGACTCCGATGAGTTTTACCGTGCTTTGCAAATTGAAAAACGAAAACTATCTGGGATTGAGATCGCGGCAAACAATCTAGAAGGGGAAGACCGACTTGAATACATTAATGACAAGCAACGCGAGTCCGAGTATACCGTTTTAGGGCACCTAATTAAAGATTGGACTTTCGAAATGGAATGCACAATGGAGAATAAAATCCACTTTGTGAAGAATGCACCCCAGATTGGGGATCAGATCAATAATATTTCCGGGGACAGAAAACTTTTTTTAGCTCTAGGGCAAGAGAGTTAGAGAATTTTGCTGAGTCAGAATTTGATCTTTCTTCGCCCCTCGAGGGTTCCAGTTGTTCAAAAAGAACGCACTTAAATAAAGTTTGGCAGCAGTCTGGTAAAAAACCGGATGAGCTTGAGAAAGCTCCCAAGCCGCCCAAAGAGCTTCTCTACATTTGGGATTGGTTCATTGAGCTGATCCAGTTTGGGGAGATAAACTGGCAGACCTTACATGCCTGGGTGGCTATGCGTGGTTTTAAAACCAATGCGTTCGAAACAGAGTTGCTTTTAACCCTAAATAGGCTTTATATTAATCGCAACCATGGCAACAGATGTAACACAACTACTAATAAAGGTAAATAGTAACCAGGTTGGTACGGCGAGCAACCGTGTTGACCGATTGGGTAGAAGTGCCGGTAAAACAACGACAGCTACGAATAAGCTTACAAGGGCCTTTAAGAGATTCGCGGGGCCTCTTGCGGTAGCATATGGCGTTGCCAAGCTCACGAAGTTTATTGTAAAAACCGGGATGGCCTTCGAGACTTTTGAGAAGCAGCTATATGCGGTAACCGGTACTGCCAAACTTGCATCGTTGGAAATGGATTATCTGGCTGATGTTGCGGACAAAAATGCCGTAAAACTAAGCAGCTCAATTAAACCGTACGTCCGTATGAAAGAGTCGATGAGGAGGCTTGGGCTTGAAGCGGAAACCACAAGAAATATTTTTGAGGGTGTCTCAAATGCGGCTGCAACTTTTGGCTTAACCGCAGATGAGGTTAACGGTGTACTTGTTGCTTTTACACAAGTTGCTTCGAAAGGGAAAGTACAGGCGGAGGAGCTTAGAAACCAAATTGCCGAGCGTATACCAGGTGCTTTAGCTTTAGCAGAAAAAGCTGCGGGTGTTACAAATGTAGAGCTACAGAAAATGTTGGAGACCGGTCAATTAATGGCCAAAGACTTTCTTCCCGCGTTCGGGGCGTTAATGAAACAAGAATTTGGTACTAATTTAGAGCGCAAAACAGATACACTTGCGGCCTCGGCAACAAGGGCATCAAATTCATTTGACCTTCTAGGCAAAGAAATTTTTGAACTTTCCGCTGATACAATTGGTCAGTTTATATCATTAAAGGGGATTCTAGATGTGGTTGCTATGGCAGCGGGGGAAACTGCGAATGCTCTCAAATGGATAAAAGAAGATCGCAGAGACAGCGTGTTCGTTAGACTAGCGGAAGATATTGGTGTGGTAATCGCCGACATGGAAAAATTTAATAATGCCGGTGAGGTAATGAGAAGTTCAAAGTTGTTCAAATTAAACGAAGAATACAAAAATCTTGTGGCATCTGCGGATTTTGATCAGTTGGGAGGCTTCATGAGCAAAATCCAAATAGCAATTTATGATACTGAGGTAGCATATGAAAGACTTAATGGTTCAAAGGAAAACCATAACAAAACGCAAAAGGATGAGATGCGGGAACTCAAATCATACCTTGAAGTTCTTAGAAAGTTTGAGTCTGAACTTCCAGACGCATTTGCAGACAAACCACGTCCTGCCCCCATAGACATTGGTAGTGGCACAGGGCAAGAAGAGAAACAAGACTTGGCACTAGAGCGTCTTAAAAAGTATTTAAACGCTGAGTGGGAGGCCCGTGATGCCGCTTTTATTGAGGAAGAACTCCAACTTGATGACAAGTATGCCCGAGACCTTGCAAAACTCGAGGAAGCTTATGAAGGGAAAAAAGATCTAGATGAGGAGTATGCGGATTTTAAAACCAAACTAGACTCAAAATTAACTAAGGATCTTGAGAATCTGAAAAAAAGAGAAGCTCTGTCATCCCAAAGAACCCAAATGCAAGCCTACAGCCAGATAGTTGGTATGGCTGGGGATTTAAGCGGTGAATTACTAGCATTGACCGAAGAAGGTTCTTCGGCTCATAAAGCTTTGTTTTTGACTACCAAAGCTCTTTCCATCGGGCAAGCCATTCTCGCTACCGAATTGGCAGCTAATCAAGCGTCCGCTGACCCACTTAACCCAACCATGATTGGTAAAATTCAGGCTGCTACTTTGATCAGGGCATTGGGTTACGCTTCTGTGGGTGTCATGGTTGGAACCACCGCTGGTAGTTTTGCTCAGGGTGGCATCGTCCCTGGTGGCAGCTTCAACAGTGACAATGTTACCGCCAGCGTTAACTCAGGTGAGATGATCCTGAACTTTGCCCAACAGAAGGAGCTTTTGGATGTGGCCAAGGGTGGTGGCCGCTCTTCCGGGGGTGGTGTAAGTGTAAATGTGATAAACAATTCAGGATCTGAAATTGAGGTCCAGGAGGATGAAGGTAAGAACGGCCAAAGAATGATTGAGATTATTGTATCCAAAGTCGAAAAGAACATGGCTAGTAAAGTTCAACAAGGTGGAAATATGTTTAGCAAATCTTTTGAAGGTGCTTACGGGTTAAAGAGAGGTAACTCGTAATGGCACCACAGTGGCCAACATCTATCCCGCCGATTTCAGCAAAGATTTCGGCTTCTGTAACCACCAACGTTGCTAGAACAAAAATTAAAAATGGTCTGCCTAGGCAGAGGAATCGATTTAAGAATCAAGTTTCTGTGTACAATGTGTCCTGGCTGCTTACAGATGCTGAGTTAAATACCTTCGAAACTTTCCACCGGGTCAATTTAAACAATGGTAATCAATGGTTTGAAATTGATTTACCGGTTACCCAGGGCTTCCAAACGGCACTTGCTAGATTTGTTAGTGGTGAGTATAAGAGTTCAAACAAAGGGGTTTTAAACTGGTCGGTAAGTGCTTCACTTGAAATTGAAAACAGCTACGGGTATACTTCTTACCCATAAAATTAAAAAATAATGCCAGTACAATTCCCAGTCAGCCTCCCAAGGGTCTCAAATAAACTCAGTCTGGGTTTGAAGGATGCAACAATCCGTCAAGTTTTTGACACTGGTAGGTCCAGGCAAAGGTCTAGATTTGAAAGTAAGAACACCTTTTACAGTGTGAGCTGGGTGTTTACTGATGAAGAGTACTCAACATTTGACGCTTTCCACAGGTTGGCGATAAACAACGGCAATGACTTCTTTGATATCGAGTTACCAACGGGTTCCGGTGTGGAAGTAGTCACGGCGCGTATCGTGGAGGGTGAGTACAAAGCGAAAGCCAAAGGTAATTTCAATTGGGTCATAACCTCACAGCTTGAGGTTTTAAGCTCCCTTTAGGGGCCAATATCAATTGACAAGAACTAATTTTAAATATCAAATAAACAAATCATGTCTTTAGCAACTGAACTACAAGCAATAATTGACAAAATATCTGAGGACGAGGTTCTCCTCTATACGTTTGTAAATGGCGATATTAACACTGTAGTCAACGGTGCAGGTGGCCCTTACCCGTCACTTGCTAAACTCACAAGTGACCTTTCTACTGCTTACACCAAGCAGGAGGTGGATGACTTCCTGGCGTTAAAAGCAACACTTGAATCCCCAGCATTGACTGGAAACCCAACCGCCCCAACACAGAGTCCGCTTGATAACTCAACAAAAATTGCAACAACAGCTTATGTTGACTCTTCAGTAGGGCCAAGCGATAAGGGTTTTTTCCTAACAGAGGCCGCATTGGTGGCCGAGTACCCAACAGGTCAAGATGGATGGTACGCCGTTGTTGGCGAAACCGACACCGTGTGGACTTGGGATTCTGACACAACGGCTTGGAAAAATACCGATACAAATTCACAGGGAACTGTCACTTCCATTGGCATCACTGATGGGAACGGTATTACATCAAGCGGGGGACCGGTTACACTTTCCGGTGATATCACTGTCGGACTTGATACCGCAACACAATCAACACTTGCAAGTGTCGCAGACAAGGCCCCAATTGCCGACCCTACATTTACCGGGACAGCCACAATTCCGACTGCGGATATCACAACTGGTAACATCACAACTGGTAACATCACAACTGGTAACATTACAACTGCTAACATTACAACTGCGGACTTCAATGCGGGTGCGGCTGGAAATGGTGGAGAGCTGTCTTGGAATAATCAAGATAAAACAATAGACTTGACAACAGGTTCTGATGGTGTGGTCATTCAAGTTGGTCAAGAGGTTGTCTTGCTTTGCCGCAACACATCTGGTGAAGTTTTGGTTGATGGGGATGTTGTGAAAATTATTGGTGCAACAGGAGGCACTCCAAACATTACAAAAGCAATTGCATCAACAGTTGATGAAGCGCACAAAACAATTGGAGTTTGCACACAAACAATTCCAAACAATAGCACTGGTTTTATTACAGAGATTGGCAAGGTTCGTGGCTTGAGTTTTCCAAATACTGCTTTTGATGAAGGTGATTTGCTATATCTTAGTGATACAATCCCGGGCGCATTTACAAAAATAAAACCGCCAATTGAAGTTGAACTTGGTCAAGTAATTCGCACAGGAAACAACAATGGTGAATTTGCTGTTTCAATAAACAATGAAGCTTCACTTTATGAGCTTCAACAAGAGTTGCTACCCTTAATTGCAGCTAATACAGCTAAGGTTGGAATTACTCCAACTCAAGCAAGTGACATTACAGCGAACAATGCCAAGGTTGGAATCACACCAACACAAGCAAGTGATATAGCTACGAACACTAGCAACATAGATACTAATACGAGTGATATTGCTACCAACATGAGGCACATATCAACTATCATCGACGACCTAGCTACCAATACGAGCAACATAGCTACTAATACGAGTGATATTGCTAACTTGGAGGACTCTACGGAGTCTATTGCTACTGTAGTAACTGGACTTTTACCAACAGGAACAGGAGATAATACAGCTAAAATTCAAGCAGTAATTGACGCAGTTGCCGCAGATGGCGGCGGCGAAAT